CGTTACGATCAAGCGTTTGTTGAGCTGGTGTGATACTCGGTGGCTAGGGCGTGAAGCCGGTAAAAGCCTTATGCCGACCGCCTTTCAGCGCCGGTGAAGTTCGTTGTTGAAAGCGGGGAATAAGTCGATCCGTGCGTTTCGCCGCACCGCGCGCAGGACCTCATATGGATGAAGTTCTTGCAACGGCAAAATTTGCATATCCATATCATCGGAAGGTCTCTTTCAAAAGTTTATTAAAATAGGTGACTTAATCGAGTTATTATAACTAACGCAATGTCTTCATTTATTGCGTTATTATCTGGTGTGTGTCAAAGTAATTCTAACCACAATTTCTTCAGCATCGTATCTCGGGCCGACTGAGACCAAGGTTCGATCCTGACGATTGGGTAGGGCGCACAGGAAACGCGGCGGGGATATGTTTAGGCGTTCGGCTAAAAGCTGGACGTTGAACGGTCATGTTAAGGGATCGAAAATAATGATACAGAATATGACGGCGGGCTACGCAGTAAGACGCATTGAACATGCCGGGGCGACGTTGCGCTGCTTGCGGGTAAGATCGCCGTCGACATTGTTGGCGCGCGGGCGGATTGAGATCGTACAGAACATAGGCGCTGAAATGGGGCCGGAGCGGACCCGGCTGGCATATCCGGTGCCATCGGCACGCGATGTGTCGTTGATGGACGAAGCTTTGTCTTGGATATGGTTGATCCCAAACCAGGTAAAGCGGCGGGTTGTTTCGATGCGATCGCAATTCCATCCCTATCAGGAGAAGAATATTATTTCCTGGCGGCGATGTGGGGAAATTCTGGGCGCGGATCACAAGACGGTGAAGATTTGGCATGGCCAGGCGATTGGCTTAATCGCGGCGGCATTGCAAGGTGTTGAGATCAAGTCGCCTTCGGGGTGTAATATTGTGCCGGATCATATCCAACTGCACTGGCTAGAAGGCTAAGAACGTTCGGTTTTCAATAATGACTCATAAAGCTTTGCATAAGTAAGTAATAATAACAATAAGTTATGATAGAGAATAAAAATGATCACTTTGGAATAAAAATTTCATTGCCCACCTCCCCAAAAATGTTTATAGATTTTGCCATGATGTGGCTTTGTGCGTTGGTTTGACCAACCGATACATTGACCCCTAAACTTTCGAAACTTAATTGTAATATCTGCATCCAGTTCACTCCGTTGGCGCCGGACGGTTTGGCCAATGGTATTTGGCCATGCGTGCGGCACTGTATTTTTGGCAATGGGACCGGAACGTGAAAAGGGGTTGTGATTTTGGATGACCCTAATTTGGCCATTTATAAGTCTTCGGCGGATCATTCGGAGCTACTGAAAAAACTCGGGCGATACGCGCCGCATCTGGCGATATTATTGGAAGGTCCGCAGATTGATCCGCAGCCATCACCGCTGAGTGCCAGAACAACGGATGCATTCATTCAACTGCTTGAGTTTGGTTGGCTACCTTCGGAAGTAGCTGTGATATGGAGTGTTGATCGCGCCGAGTTGTCGCGTTGGATTGACTCGGATAATCGGCGCTCGTCGCGAGCGAAACTGGCACGCAAAGCCCAAGCTGAAATGTGGGATCGGGTCGCATTTGCCATTGGACTGCATGCACCTAGTGACAGGGTGGAGATGGTTAGGGCGAAGTTGTTGATGGATCACTGCAAGTGGCGATCCAGCACGTATAATCCCGATGATTATGCGAAGCGATTGACCGTCAAGAACGTTGCCGCGGACAAGGATGCACGCGAGCTCACCACCGCCGAGCTGCAGATTATTGCCCGTGGAGGCGTTCTTCCCGGCGGGCTGTGAAGCGTGACGGCGTATTCTTAACAATCAAGATCTTAGGGTAATTCATGAATCCCAGTTTGCTGCACGTGGTGACTTGCGTATCGAATCCTCTGCGCTGGAAAAGCCGAATTCAGCTCTATCGGGATTTCGAACGGCACATGTTGGAGAGCGGTGTGCACCTCACGGTTGTAGAGTGCGCGCTTGGTGAGCGGCCGTTTGAACTTGGCGAAAATCCGCTGATTGATTTTGTTGGTGTCAGGCATTCAACATTTACGTTCAACAAAGAATGCCTGCTGAATATCGGGATCCAGGATGTTGTGCGGCGCTACCCTGATGCCCAGTATATTGGGCTTCTTGACGCGGATGTTCGATTTCGAAATCCCGATTGGGCGAATGCCACAGTGCACGCATTGCAGCGCTTTGAAGTTGTTCAGACCTGGTTTGATTGTTACGATCTTGGGCCAAATGGTCAGCATCTGGAATTGCACCGCTCATTTGGCAAGCTCTGGCAGGATCAGCAGCCAATCATGCAAGGTCCGAATGCCGCCGGTGGTGCGTACCGCTTCGGCCATCCAGGTTATGCCTGGGCGTGGCGCCGGAGCGCGCTTGCAGCGGTTGGATTGCTACCGGAGAGCGCGATACTCGGGGCTGCCGATCACCACATGGCAATGGCACTGATAGGCAGAGTTGGCGATTCCATTCCGGGCAACCTTGAGCCTGGGTATACCGCGCCATTGCTTAAGTGGCAAAATCGCGCATTGCGGCTTGGCATGAATTTGGGTGCGGTGCCTGGCACGATAGAGCATAGTTTTCATGGTTCGAAGCAGAAGCGCCGTTATGTGGAGCGCTGGGAAATTCTACATAAGTGGAAGTTCGATCCGCAAGCCGACCTTGTAAAAAATGAATTTGGCGTTGTTGAGCTTGCCGGCAACAAGCCCGGCCTTCGGATGGATATCGAGCGCTATTTTTCGGAGCGGGATGAGGACGCAAACTCGGTCTAGCGTGCTGCGCGCCAGTTGCAGGAAATTCTCGTTCTTCAGGAAAAACCTGTTGCTCGCTCCAAGTTGAATAAGATGAGGTTAGCGTGGTAATTTCCCGCGAAGAGGCGGCGCGGCTATTACTCGAACGTCGGCAATCGCTTTCATCATACGCGGCCTATTGCCGGATGGCGATGGGGAAGCGAAGGTTGCAGCCGGCCTTCCATCATGATCTTATCATTAACGCGATAGATGGTGTTCTGACAGGGACGGCGCCGCCCCGATTGCTGGTGATTATGCCGCCCGGATCGGCGAAGACCACTTATGGCACGCTATTATTTCCGGGATATTTTTTTGCGAAAATGCCGCGTGGCTTGCTGGTTGGTGCTTCGCATACGCAGGATCGGGCCGATGAATTGTCGTTGTCGGCGATGCAATTCGTTCGTGAGAACCAGGTTGAATTAGGGTATGAGATAGGCGGGCCGTTCGCTCGCGAAGCCGCTCGAGCCTGGGGCACGCGTGCAGGGGGCAGCTATCGGGCGGTTGGTGCGGGCCGGAAGATCGCCGGCCAACGGATGGACTTCGCTTTTGCGGACGACCTGGTTGGAAGCTCCGAGGATGTGGAAAAACGCGATCAGCGCGAAAAGTTATGGCGCTGGTTCTGGACCGATTTTCGGTCGCGTTTGCGGCCTGGCGGCCGCATCGTATTGATGATGACGCGGTGGCATGAAGATGACCTGGCTGGCAGGCTAATGAAAGTTGCCAGGCCGGGCGAGTGGAGCGTTTTGCACATCAAGGCGGAAGCGGATGAAAACGACATTTTGGGACGCAAGCCGGGCGAGATGCTCTGGGACGGTGATCCCAACTATGCTTACGCGGATGAATTGCGGGCGATCAAGGCGGAACACGAGGCATCGGGCCAGATGGCGGTGTGGGAGGCTTTGTACCAGGGCAATCCCATTACGCCTGGCGGCAACATGTTCCGGATTGAGAATATTGGGATCGAGGAGGCGGCACCAGCAGGGTTCGATTGGGTGCGAGCCTGGGACTTGGCGGCCAGTGATGGCAAGGGCGACTTTACGGCAGGTTTGAAGCTGGGGATTGGGCCGCACAAGCAGCTTGTCATCGGCGATGTCGTGCGGCTGCGCGGTGGGCCTGACGAGGTTGTTCGGGTCGTCAAGGCAACGGCGCAGCGGGACGGCGTTGGGACAGTGATTTCTCTGCCGCAGGATCCTGGGCAGGCTGGCAAGGCACAGGTTGCGTTTCTGACGCGCGAGCTCATTGGGTTTAATGTGAAGTCCTCGTTAGAGAGTGGCGATAAGATATCCCGCGCGATGGTTGCCGCGGCCCAGGCCAATGTCGGCAATATATCGATGGTGCGAAACGTCAATTGGAACGCTGCTTTGCTTGATGAGTTGGCTGCGTTTCCCAAGGGTACCTACGACGATCAGGTGGACGCGCTATGCCGTGGGGTTGCCGAGCTCGCCGAGGTAGTGAGACCTGCCCGGGTTTTTAATTTCGACCATTTGGCGAGGTAGCGAATTGGACTCTCAGACTTTATGCGAGGGAATGGGTCTGGCTGATCCGGACTATCCCGCGCGCGTCGCGCAACTTCGATTCCTGACCAAGGTCAGGGACGGCAAACTATACGACCATATTCCATATGCTTTTTCCGAGGAGCGCAATGGCAATGGCGAGTATATACCCCTCTCAAAGCGGCGGCCGTCGGTTCGTACCGGCATTTGTCGTGTTGTTGTCGATGATGCGGTTTCGTTGCTGTTCGGCGAGGGGCGGTTTCCCATGGTCGAGGCGCCGAGCCAGGAGTTACGCACCGTCATCAAGAAATTGATTGTTGAAACCCGGCTTGGTGAGGTGATGAACGCCGCCGCAATTCATGGGAGCGTCGGTTCGGTTGCGGTTTTGATGCGTATTCTCTCGAACCGAGCATTTTTCGAGATGCTTGATACGACCTACCTCACGCCAAGTTGGTCTCTGACTGCACCGGACTCGCTGGAGAAGGTGATCGAGCTGAGAAAGGTGAGGGCGGCGCAGCTACGGGCTGCTGGGTATGTTGTTCAGGATGGTGAATATTGGTTTCAACGGGTGTGGGATGCCGATGCCGAGACGTGGTATTATCCGATTTCGGTCATCGATTATGCGGAGGGCAAAGCGCCGCAGCCTGACCCGACGCGCACCGTCGTTCACGGGCTTGGTTTTGTGCCGATGGTGTGGATAAAAAATCTACCCAGCCACGACAAGTTGGACGGCCCCTGTACCTTTGAGGCGGCCATCAACACGGTTATCGAAATGGATTACCAGCTTTCACAGGCGGGGAGGGGGCTGAAATATGCCTCCGATCCGACATTGCTTATTAAAGAGCCGGCGATTGCGGGTGAGGGGAGTATTGTTCGCAGCGCCGGCAATGCGTTGGTTGTTTCAGAGAAAGGCGACGCGAAGCTGTTGGAGATTAACGGCACGGCGGCGGCGGCGGTGGTTGAATATGTTCACGTGCTGCGCGAGGTCGCGCTTGAGTCGATCCACGGCAACCGGACCAACGTTGACAAGCTGAATGGCGCGCAGTCTGGCCGGGCGCTGGAATTGATGAACCAGGGCTTGCTTTGGCTGGCGGATCGTCTGCGGATCACGTACGGCCAGAATGGTTTGCTGCCATTGATCCGAATGGTTTGTTTGGCGTCGGACAAGGTGGGCATAACGGTTGGTGGCGAGCCGGTAGGCAGGCTGCAGGCGGATGGGCTTTCGCTGAAATGGGCGCGGTTCTCGCCGCCAAACTATGCCGAGAAACTTCAGGAGGCGCAGGCTTATCGCACCCTTCGGGATGGCGGGCTGCTGTCGCAGGAGACGGTTATCGGCAAAATTGCCGCGGATAATGATATTGAGGATTTGAGCGAGGAGATTGATAAAATCACCAGAGATCAAAACGAAATTGATGCGAGACTAAAACGTCAGCAGGCAAATGTTACGGCTACCGAAACGGATCTGTGATTAAAATGGCGGCGTACGAGTCAATTAATTTTAGACGAATACCAAGTAGCCTTGGCTGGGACTCATGGCGGTGCCGACCCTGAAGAGGTAAGGCGTGGATGGCCGTGTCAAGCACGGCCATGACGGGTTGGGCGGATCGGTCATTGGCCATGATGCGTGGGCGGAAAGGAATTTAAATGACTGAAGAACTAACGAAACCTGGCTCTGCCGGCGCTTCCGATGCCACACTAGGCGGCAAGATTCTGGAATTTGAGCAAAAGGTTGCAGGTCGAGCGGATGCCGATGTGAAGATGATTCTTAGCGGCATTCTTCGGGCGGGCGAGAAGACGATGGCTGAGATGGACGCGTTGAAAATCCGCCTCCAAGCTGCCGAAAAGGCGACGCAAGATGTAACGGAGGCAGCGGTGAAAAAAGTCAAACGTTCTAATCTTCTTGCGGCTGCGAGGGCCGCGGGGGCGATTGACGCGACTGAGGCGCTGCAATTCGTCAAACTCGGCGAGGTGACGGTGAATGATGCCGGAGAGACGAATGCGGCCGAATTAGTGGCCGGGCTAAAGCTGGCAAAGCCGCATTTATTCTCGAAGACCAGTACATCTGCGGCCGCGGCTTCTCCTGCTAGCGCCGATCCGATGAAGAAGAGCGTTCTCGCGATGACGAAAGAGGAATACGCGGCGGCCAAGGCCGCTATCATCAAACGCTAACTGAACGCGTTACGATGGGTTGGTTCTGCGAACATCCTTCACCCGAACGCGTCGTTTTGTTGCTTCATTTTTTCGCAAAAAGAAGCGCGCACAGTCCCTATCTAGCCGTGCGGGCCGGTTGCCCGTTTCACCCTTGCCCGCACGGGCGAACCTGAGGAATCAACATGGCGATTAATAACTTTCCGATTGCTTTGCAGAGCATTATTCAGCAGAATTTTCTGGAGCGCGAGTTTCAGACCTCGCTTGAAGCAAAGCTTGGCTTCCGCGCTGTTGCCGACCGGATGGATTTCCCGAACACCATCGGTGAAACGATCACCAAAACCCGTGCCGGCTTGCTGCAAGTGAGCACCACGCCGCTGGTTCCGGCGAATAACACGAATTTCGATAATGGTTTGACTTCTCAGACCTGGGGCGTCGAGCAGTTTACCCTGTCCATCAATGAGTATGCGAACACCATCGATCTGAACACGGTTAACGAGCGCGTGGGATTGGCTGGGCAGTTTTTATTGAATGCATCGCGGCTTGGGGAACAGGCATTTCGTACCTTGGACACGCTGGCGCTGAACGCGTTGCGGAATACCTATATGGGTGGCAATACTGCCGTAAGGGTCACGCTTGGGAGCCCCGGAACCGCGGTGCATGTTGACGATATCCGCGGCTTCCAGACCACCTTGAACAACGAGGGGCAGGTTGTTGCCGTTAGCGGGAGCAACTCGGTTCTGGTGTCGGTCGGGTCTGAGTCCTACACCCTGGTCGGCTCGACGCCAGATGGAACTAATGTTAGTGCAGCGCTGCAGCAGGGCGGCATTTCCGGGACGTTGACGTTTTCTGGGAACGTGACCGTCGCCGACGCAACCGCCGGGAATGCGGTTGTATCGGCGATCGCTCCGACGATCCTGCGTCCAAATGGCCGTGCAACCACGGGCGCTTTGGTCAGCGGCGATACGTTGCTGATGGTGACGACGATTTTGTCGGCCGCCAGTACGATGCGCGACAACAACGTGCCGGATATAGACGGCGCCTATAACTGTTATCTATCGAACCGCCAGCTGCAAGGGCTGTTCTCTGATCCGGCATTCCAGCTTTTGTTCCGCGGCGCTTACGGGTCGCAGGAATACCGGCAGGGAAGCGTATTCGAATTGATGGGCGTTCGCTTCGTTCCGGTCAACAACGTGGTTCTGCCGCAGGTTGTGAGCGGGAATAATGTTTATCGCGCGATTGTGTGCGGGCAGGGCGCTTTGATCGAGGGCGATTTTGCGGGCCAGGATGCCGAGGATACGCCTGGCAATATTGGCCAGAAGGTTACTGTGGATGGTGTCACCATGATCACGCGGGAGCCGATGGACCGTTTGCAGGAAATTATTGCACAGTCCTGGAAATGGATCGGCGGGTTCTGTGTGCCGTCCGACACCACGGCGAATCCGTCGGTGATTCCGACCGCCAATAATTCGGCGTTCAAGCGCGCGATCGTGATCGAAAGTCTGTAATGGCACGGGCGTCAAAGGCGCATGTCGGGGACCAGGTCGTGCTGCCGGAAGAACTGCCTTCCGGCGTGCGTCTTGAAAAGGTCTTTGGATTTGTCGACGAGTATGGCGATAGGTGGCATTGGGAGGCGGGACAGGTTGTTCACAATCCCGCTGTCGTCTCCATGCTACTGAACCGCAAGGCGCCGGTGGTCGTGATTGGGGGGTCTCTCGCATGAGCAACAGCGTTACCGAGACCGATCCCTCCCAAGAATACGTTAGCAGCGCCCTTACCGATGACGAAAAGGCAAATATCCGGCGCTTCTGCGGTTATCCGGCTTATGGCGCCGGGCCTTCCGGCTTTCAAGGATGGCGGTTTTTTCAAGCCTATGGGTTGCTGGAATACCGTTTAGGCGTGCAGGCGGATGGGGTGACGCCCAACCTGGCGCCGGCTGAGCTGTCGATCCTGCGGCAGTATCTGGCTGCGCTTTATACGCTTGAGGCCGCCATTCCGGGCGCCGGTGTCAATCTCGACACCGCGTCCGCCGCGGTTTGGGTGCATAATCCGAATGAAGTTTTGGACCGGACGACGCTGTATGATGCGTGGTGCCGGCGGCTCTGTCAGTTTCTTGGTCTGCCGCCCGGACCTGGCCTGTCCGGGGGTAACAACAGCGTCAATCTGGTGGTTTGATGGTAAGTGGCGCCGCTATTGCAGCGAAAGTTAATTACGGGCTTGGCATTTCGGGATCGAAGGCCGGTTTTCCGATGCAATGGTATCGGCCATCTGGAAGCGGTCCGGTCATCGCCAGCGGTAATCTGCTGGGGTCGGTGAATGCCATTGTTTCGCCGAACACAAATTTTCTCGCGGCCGCCGGTCAGTGGGGAAAGGGTGACCGGTTCGGGGCGTTTGATCCGACAGAGTTTTTGGCCGGCGATTATATTGTTGGGGCCGATACGCTTTTCGTGGCGGAGATTGTTCCGGCGGCAGCCGCCGTAAGGCTGGTTTTGTGCAATGAAATTTTGACCTGGTCGACGACGAGCGATCCGCCGCCAGGCCCGGGATTTCGGCCTGGGGTGCGGGTTGCGACACCGGTTGTGACGGGTTGGCCGGTTTGGCTGCAGCCTGCCGATAAGAAGTCTCCGAGCGAGATGCATTTGCCGGGTACGGTTGAGATGCCGAATGTTGTGGTGTTTCTTCCGGCCTCGATTCCGGGCCAGATCCTGCGTGGCGATCAGTTGCAGACGGCCGAACCTTTGCCGATCACCTATACGGTGGAAAATGCCATTTATTCGCCGAATGGCTGGCAGATTACCGCGATCCGCGCCGGCGCATAATGATAAAGGAAATCGAGATGACAACGACAAACGCTGGAACGAATGCGGGCGCTGCGCTGGCCGCCGCCATTGAGAATGAGAACCTGCATAAAAGCGCGGCGCAAGCGAAGGCTCGGGCAGCCAATGTTGCCACGGCTAAAAGCGCCGATCTGATTGCGCGAGCCGCGAGTGGCACCGAGGTGGATGCCGCTTGCCTGATGCAGGCGCAGGATGAAGCAAGGGTTGCTGCGGCCGAGTTCGACATTGCCAGCGCTATTCAACGCGGTGCGGAAAAGCGCAGGCAGGAGGCCGAAATTGCTGTCTGGTTTGAACAGGCGGAGCGCTTGAAAAATTCCGTCGAGCAGTGCTTGAACGAGAGATTTGCCGCGGCGGCCGCCGTGGATTCCTGTTTGGCGGAATTAAATCGCGCCATCGCGCGATTCAATGAGGCGGGACAAAGCTTTTCGAATGCGAGAATTGCGGCATCTGGTTTTATGGCTGATCGGCAGGCCAGGCTGGCTGTCAACCCGGTTCTGGCGGCCATGCCTGCCGGCACGCATCCAAACGCGAGCAACAAGCACGGAGCGGAGGTGCGCCAAATCAGTGCTGCTATTTTCGATGCGGCCAGCGGATTGGAGCGGCTGATACCGATTGCAAGCCTGGTGCAACGCGAAACGTTTCTTTGGGGCCGGGTATCTTCCGGATCCGGTTCGTAACTGAAGACGGCCTTTGTCATGGCCACCATAGACGACGTTGAGCAGGGCGTTTGCAATGCCCTGGCGGGGGTATTGTTTCCGGGCCAGGCCTATCTGGCGGGCGCGGTGGCGACGTGCGACGCCCCTTGGTCCGGGGCGATCGGGGCCCCGACCTACGCAATACAGGCAAAGCTTTATGTTGGGGAGCCGGTTACGGCCGGGCTTGAGGCGGATATTGCCGCTGGGATTTCGAATATTGGTGTGATGCGAATCGCCGGTGCGACGCGCGACGTGACGCGAACCAGTCCATATTGGGTGAAGACGAGTGCCAGCGCGCCAACATTTTTGGCCGCGGCTACCGAGGGTTGCGTAACTTTTGGTGGAACGGCCGGCGCGGGCCAGGTGGCGGGGGTGACGGCGGGGGGCGTTTGCTACGCCTATCGCATGTCCTCGATCGACAACCCGGCGACGGTCGCATCGGCGTTTGCTGCGGTTATTCCGGCCGCGGCTGCGAGCGGCGCCGTGCTGACGGCGGCTTCGATCCGTGCGGCAAATGTGGTCGCGGATCAATCGGCGTTCTGGCTGACCGGTCAGAACGAAACCCAGCTGCAGGTGGCCATTGTCGCAGTGCCGTTCGCAGGTGCGGATGGACCGCTGGTTCGCGCTGCTTTGACGCGTGCCGTTTACGCCATCGAATCCGCCATGCGGCCGAATGGAAGCTTGACGCGTTTCATTGGGCTACCGGACGGCACCACCGCGCAGATTACAGGGTCGGATGAGCGCGATGATGACACCGTGCGGCGCGATGATATGTGGCGGCGCTGGATTACGTTTCGGATAATATACGATGTTGGCATTAGCCAATTGCAGCCGGCCGCGTTGGCGCCGCTGGTTCTCTTTGGCGCCGATGCGGCGGAGATACAGTGGGCTGGTAATGGCGCCCCGGTGGCGGGAATTCTTACCGATGGCGCTGGTCATGTCCTTACCGATGCGAGCGGCGATTTGCTTGGAGCCTACTGAATGACCAATGCCGTTACGATCAATGCGCCGATGGTGGCGTCGGTGGGAGTCGCGTTTCCGGTCAACGGTACGGTGAGCCCGGCGGGAGATGCCGTGCAGCTGCAGCTTGATACGCAAACGATCACGCTGCCGAGCGGTCCGTGGGAAACGGCAACCACAGCGGCGGGCGTGTTTGCGGGGGCAATGGAGATTGTGGCGCCCGGGACCTGGTATGTCTGGGCGTATGATCCAGTCTCCGGCGCGTCAGCGGTTTCTGCCGCCATCTCCGTGGCGGCGGCTTTTCTAAATGCCGTGGAAGCAATTCCGGTTTCGATTTCCGTGGCGGCGTCGTTGCTCGGCGGTAGTGCTGCAGGTGAAACACCGGACGAACTGACGATTGCGGCCGCTGCAACCGATACCGATACCGCGTTGGTCGCTCAGAGCGGAAAAGTGCTTTTCGCGCAACCGTTCTCGGCAATTTGGACATGGATACAAGAGCATTTACCCGGCTATTTGATGCCGCAGGTGACAATTGCGGCCGCTGGAACCGTCCAGCTCGATAATTCGGCGCATAATCAGCGGATTTTGCTGATTACCGCGGCCGGCGTGACGATCTCGCCGCTTGTGAGTTCGATGGGGCCCGGCTTTATCTGCGATGTGATTAATGCGTCCGGATCGACTGTGGCCCTTTTGGGACTGGCCACGAATTCGGGTGCTAACACAATTGCTGTCGGTGGTATTGCACGCATTCTGGCCGCCACGCCGCCAGGTGGATCTTTGACTGTGTACGCGAAACTATGACGGCCGTCGATATCACGAGTCTCGGACGATTGGTTCTTGCGGCACCGGGAGCGGTTCTGCAAAGCGACGTTTCAACTGGCGGCGGGTCGGGCGGTGGCGATGGCGGTGGTGGCGCAAGTGGTCTTGCAAACATCACCTTGCTCAGCGGGCCTGGCCAGAGCAATGCCGGCTATGCGGAGACCCAGGACGGCGCGTTTCTGGCGATGGTTCAAGCGACTTCGTTCTACTTACAGGGAACGGGTACGCCCGCCGAGCTGACATCCTGGGTGAACGCCGGCCAGGCGGGTACGGAAGTCTCGGGTATTGGCGTGATGGAGATTGTCACTCCCACCTTGTACAATGCAGCCTTCCTGGCGAATTCCGCCGGTGCGTCGTTTTCCGCGGCAACGGCGGCGGAAGCTAGCCTTGGCACCTGCGGAACCGGGTATTCGGATTATGTGGCTGGATTGAACAACACCCAGCTCGGGCAAGTCCAGGCGCTGGTTTCGTATTGGGGAGAGAATGATAGCCTCGAATACGGCCCGGCGGATAAGGCGGTTTATAAGGCGGCATTGGCGAACCTGCTGGCACAGGTGAGGGCCATGCTGGGCAGGACGGCAGCTGAACTGCCAATGATTTTTTTTGGCCCGCCTTATGGACTGCTACCGAATTACATCACCTATCCGCCGACGTTACGCGAAGCTTGGGCGGAACTGGATGCTGATCCGGCGCAGAATTTTTATTGGGCGGTACGGCAGACTTATGACACGATTTCTCGCAATGAAACGTGGAACGCGGTTACGGGTGTTGCGAGCGGCGGCAATACCGATGGCGGCCACAGGAGTGCGACCGATAATGTGACGCTGTTCAAACGCGCGGCACTGCCGGCGGCGCGGGCGATATTGATGGCAAACGGCTTGCCGGCTGCGCTGATTCCGGTGTCTCTCGGCTCGGGGCTTGGGCCGTCGATAACGGATGCAGCGCTCGTTGGCACGGATCTGACGGTTACGATTACGCATGATGGCGGCGATGACCTGATCGTGCCGCTTCTGGCTAGCCAGGGCGTTGGTTTCTCGGTCATGGATGGTGGCGACACCGCCGCGCCCGGAAATATCATCCAGGCAACGTCGTGCATTCGAATCGACTCGACCCATCTGCTCGTGACGTTGGCGCGTGCGCCGGTAAATCCGCATACCGAATGCCGGCTTTTGTACCCTTGGGCGGGAGAATATTGGACTGTGCAACCGGATAGCGAAATTGGCCGGGGTTGCGCGGTGACGGATAATTTTTCGGTCGTCGCTAAACCAGCGGGTTTCGATATCAATGCGACACTCGGCACGGGCTGGGCGGCCAATATGCCGCTTTGCACACCGGTAACCGTTACGGGAACGGGTTCATCCGCGAGCGCGGAATTTGGAATATCACTCAGTTCCTGATTGGACAGCCATGCCAGAAGAAGAAGTGAGTCTCAGCGTGCTTAAATCCGAGGTCGCGCGGCTCAGTATCGACTTCTATGCGCACGCAAAGAGGGTCGATGACTATATTTTGAAGATCATGGAATTTATTTCCGAAGAGATTGGCGCCCGGAAAGAGCGCGAGAAGACCATATCCGAACGAGCGGCGTCGATCGAAATGACGTGGACGAAAGTCATGGCGATGGCGGCGATGATTGGCGCCGCCACCTCGCTCCCGGCGATCTTTCACTTTATCCATCCATAGAGGATTTCGCATGGTATTTGCTCCAACGCCGCCGCGCACGCAATTGCCGGCGCAGCTACTGCCGCTGTCGTCAATTACTTCGACGGCAATTCAACAAGCCGGCGGATCTTCGGGGTCAATCGCGCTTGTTAGCCCGCCAACGACCGGCACGGCAGGGACTGCCTTGGCGTTGACGGGTACAGTTTCACCATCGGGCGCGGCCGTGCAGGTTGGCCTCTCATCTTCGGCCAGCAGCACGCCATCAAGCTGGGTCTCGGCAACGGTGTCGGGTACAGGGTGGACCGCGTCCCTCACCCCTTCCAGTGGCGGTACATTTTATATTTGGGCGGAGCAGACCGCGACACCTTCGGTGCAGGCGATTTCGGCGGCCGTCACCGTCGGTTCGGGTGCCAGCGTGGCGATTACCAGCCCACCCAGTATTGGCACGGTTGGGACGGCGCTTGCGCTGGCTGGAACGGTTTCGCCAGGCTCGACCGCCGTGCAGGTCGGGCTCTCGAGCTCGGCAAGCGTGGCGCCGACCAGTTGGATCAATGCGACGATATCCGGCACCGGATGGACGGCTGCGCTTACGCCCTCAACAGCCGGTACATTTTACATCTGGGCTGAACAAACGGCTGCGCCATCCGTTAAGGCCGTATCCGCTGCTCTGGTTGTTTCGACGGCGGGCGGATCGGCGCTGTCCTACAGTCTCATCAGCGGATCCGGCAACGGATCGCTTACGGGCACCACACTTGCCACGACGAGCTCCGGATCGGCGCCGGCGGTGGATTGGACTTCGAGCATTGTGCACGCGGCAACGGATGTGGCGCCGAATGTCACGCTCTCCGCAATTGGCAGCATAGCGGCTGCAAAATTCTGGTTCGATACGACCAGTACGGGCGTTGCGCCGGGAACCTATGGCAACGGATTGTTCAATGGCGCTGCGGTCGCATTCTATGCCTTTGCCGATGGATTTGGCACCCCAACCTGTGCTCCGGCGGCGCCCAGTAGCGCGGGTACCTATTACGGCAAGTACGCTTTTTACAACAGCTCCGGCACGCTGCTTGGCGTGTTTAGCACCAGCGCCATCACCGTTACCTAAAAAGGAATGATCTGAATGACCATTGTACAACAGGGCGCGATCAACACGACCGCGCTGATTGTTCCCGATCTGTACGTGCAGATCGTTCCGCCGCAAAATCTGCTGCTGAACGGCGTGCCAACCGATGTGCTGGGCGTGGTTGGCACGGCGCCCTGGGGGCCGGTGAATTCGCCCGTCATTGCGGGCAGCATGAGCGACTTCGCGGCCTCGTTCGGCACGCTTGTCAACCGAAAATATGATCTTGGGACCCAGGTGGCGATTGCGGTGCTGCAAGGGGCGTCGAATTTTCGATTGGTGCGAGTTACCGACGGCACCGATACGAAAGCTGATATCGTTATTCAGAGCACCTGCCTTACCATCACCGCAAAATACACAGGCAGCGCCGGTAATGGGATTGTCGTTACCCTTGCTGCGGGCTCGGCCGCCAATACCACCCAGGCGGTCGTGACCCTGCCGGGCGCGACGCCGGAGATTTATAATAATATTGCCGGAACCGGAAACGCGTTCTGGGTCAACCTGGCCGCCGCGATCAATAGCGGCAACAGCGCGTTGCGCGGGCCGTCGCAGCTGGTCACCGCGGTTGCCGGCGCCGGCACCGCGGCTCCGGCCTTGACGAGTTACACGCTGGCCGGTGGAACCGATGGCGTAACCTCGATTACCACCGCTTCGCTGATCGGCGTTGACTTCGCGCCGCGCACCGGCATGTATGCGCTGCGGGGGCAAGGTTGCGGTGTCGGCGTGCTTGCGGACCTTGACGATTCCACCTCTTGGACGACGCAGGTTGCCTTCGGTCTTTCCGAAGGCGTGTATATGGTGATGACTGGTCCGGCCGGTGATAACATCACCAATGCGGTTTCGACGAAAGCCAATGTTGGGTTGGATAGTTATGCCGGGAAGCTGATGTTCGGGGATTGGCTGTACTGGTATGATCCGGTAAATGCCGTGACGCGTGCGTGCTCGCCGGCCGCCTTTGCCGCGGGCCGTCTCGCTAACTTGTCGCCCGAACAGTCATCACTCAACAAGCAAATCTATGGCGTGGTTTCAAGCCAGAAGTCAGGTGCTCCGGGGTCGCCGACCTATTCCACCTACGCAACCGCCGACCTTTCCGCGTTGCTTGGGGCCGGCATCGACGTGATCTCGAACCCGCAGCCCGGCGGCGCCTATTGGGGCGTTCGCGGCGGCTTTAACACGTCGTCAAACGCTGTTATCGACGGCGACAATTACACGCGCCTTACCAATTATATCGCTGCGACGCTGTCGGCGGGGATGGGACAATATGTGGGGCAATTGGTCAACACGACGCTGTTTCAAAACATCAAGGCGACGCTGCTTTCTTTCCTGAGCGGGATGCTCACTCAGGGGCTGCTGGGTAGTAGCGATGGAACACTGCCTTTCGCGGTCGTTTGCGATACCACAAATAACCCGCTTAGCCGCACTGCGCTCGGCTATGTTCAGGCTGATGTGCAAGTGCAATATCAGGCGATCAACGAGAAATTCATCGTCAACGTGCAGGGCGGCCAGTCCGTGGTGGTTTCGCAGACCGCGACCATTCCGCAGCAGTAAAAGCCAGAGTTCAGCCGGTTAAACCAACGTTGTGAGGCGTTGGGGTTTTGTTCCGTTCACAAGGAATTGTATCATGTCGTCATATACCATCGGTGAGGATGTTCGTGCTCAGATCATCGGGCCCTACGGTCCGATCACCGCCCCCCAGCAAACCTTGATTTCGGTTTCTCCTAATCAGACGGTTCAGTCGTTCCAGGATCTGACAGGTACGACGAATTCGCGGACGGTCGTCAGGGGCGTGTCTGGCAAGATCACCTTTACGCGAACCAATCCGGACCTCGAAAATCTCGCGGCGCAAATGAGCCAGAACTGGAAGGCGGGCGTGCCGATCCCCGGGGGCAGTTTCACTTACACCATCAGTGAGCTGAATGGTACCGAAACCACGGTTCACCTAAGTCCGGTTTCATGGATGATTACCAAAATAGGCGACGCGACGCCGGGTAAGCCGGTTTTGCAGGAGCTTAGCTTTATCGGTGACGGATACCAGACCGTATGATCGAGATCACGCTGAAGGATGGCCGTGTTCTTGGCATTGAGGCGGTCACGCCGGTGGAATCCATGCGACTAGCGGAGGGTACCCGCGAGCTGAGCGGCAATCGTGGCTGGTGCGCAATGGCCCTCGTCGCTGCGTCCATTCGTAGCATTGGCGGGATTCCGCGACCTTTTCCCACCCATAAGAAACATATCGAGGCGCTGTTAAAGGATTTGAACGAGGACGACGTTGCGGACATCCGTGCTGCGAGCGGGAGGGCGAAATCGGAGCCGGTCGAGATCGAATTCAAGTCTCTGTCGCCCTATGAGCTTCTGAAAGTGTATGAATTCGCTGGCGAGTTCAATGATGTTCGGGGCTGGGTCGGGCCGGCGACGATTGTGGCCTCGGTAAGAAAAATTGGCGATAGGGTAGTGAACTTTCCGGAATGCCAGGCTGATTTGATCGCGCTGGTAACCGAGCTCGGGATGGCGGGGTTTACGGCGGCGACCGCCAGGATGAATGAGGCACTGGACGCAGCCGATTCCAGAGCCAAAGTTTTGGAGACGGCAGCAAAAAACTGAGTAGCCGAGCGTTTTTTGAGGACGCGGTTCTACTGGTAATGAACGGCGCGGCTGCCAATGTGGAAGCCGCGCTTGCCATGTCCGATGTTTGGCGCTCGGCCACCGTTTTTGCAATCAAAAAAATTGAAACGCGGCGACGCCGTGAAATTGTGGCGAATATTGTTGAGGCGCTTAGCGGAAGGTAACGCAAATCGCCGGTGGGCGATGTCGTGCCATATGCTTAGTGTTAATGATGGAGTTTTTAGGGCATGATGGGTTATGATGTCGGCGCCCGCTTTCGTCCCGATGAGGAGCCGACCGGATTATTTGACGGTACCGATGCCGCGATCCCTTTGGTACAAAGCCTGGTCGATGACGTTTTTGCATCGAGCGCCAGGCTTCCTCGTATGGTTCCCGATGCCACCGACAATGTGTCGGACTTCATTGGCGTATTGGGCGATGCGGCGGAGTCGGCGGGTAAGATGCACGTTGCAGGTGGCGTAAGCGGAAGCGCTAATAGTGACGTCGCATCGAACACAGCAATATCCATCCCCGCAAATCGCGAGCAGCGCGCTGGGTGGGACCCCATGTCGGCGATCTTTACAGCACGGTTCGCCGGAGGCGTGATGGCGGGTGGAGCCGGAGGAAGGATCGGGCCATCTGCGCTCGACTACGGCGATCGATTGTTGCCGGATGCTACAGTGAAAGTTTTGGAGGGTGCTGCTGGGCTCGAAGGCTTGGATCAGACTCACGATTTCAGGCAACGTGGTGCGGAGCTCGAGTCGATCCAGCGGAACGCTGGACGCTGGGATTTCCCAAGTGAGAGCGATTTCGATGGCCGCATGCATGGCAATCCATTGGCGACGTTCGAGGATTTGGACGCGAAGAGCAATGCTGACTTTGGCGAAGGCATTGAACCCCGGGATGCGCGCGTCTTGGCGGCTCTAACCGGTAGCGTTCCAACCCGGCCGGACGAAGCGGCAGTGGAAAATGGGGCGACGCTCGAGCAAAATAATGAGCAACTGTTCGGGCTCGGCTATGGGATTGAGCGAGCCTCGTCGAAAGGTGAGACCGAGGCCGTCCGTGATTCGATTGAGAAGCAAAAATACCCAACAGACCCAGCGGATTTCAGTGGCCCCGAAGGTGAGTTCTATCCGTTTATTCGCAAAGGACTTGGCGGTGACGGGATACAGGATTTCGCCGTGCACGATTTCTTGCGACGAGCAGGGAACGGCAAACAAATTTTTGCGGTTGGTACGCCAAACGCTCGGACCATGATGCTGGCGCCCTCGCGTGCAGCTTCAGACGGCGATGAAACGCCGAGCGTGAATAGGATACCGGATTTTTCTGGACTGTGGGGAATGTTACGGCATGCGGAACGGATATTGCCGAAACCTAGCTTGACCGAAGCGGCTGATGACGGGCAGGCTGCGGCGAACGAATTCGAAACGAGACCAAGCCACTTGCTCGATATGCTGAACAAGTTGGTCGCAACCGGCCTTGCCAGTCATCGCCAGAACGATGATGCGCGTATGTCGGACGAAAAGCTTGCTGCAGCCGGCGGCAGGAGCGGGCCGACTGGGCATCGGAATGATCCGATCTATACCGTTGCGGTCAGTTCGATGACCGGCACGCTTATGCCTTTGGTGCCAACGCCTGGCAGCAGCACGCGCAGTCCGCCGATACCGGGACAAAGGAATCTGCCATGAGTGTGAATTCGGATATCCTTTCCGCGATCACGGCCGCCGGTCAATTGTTTGCCGGATATGGCACGGTAACGCTTGGACCGGTGCAATTCAGCGGGATGAGCCTGCCAATTTCGATCCCGATTGGCGGCGAACAATTGATGTCGGTACAAAAATTGCCCGGCGGCGCGCGGATCATCGACGTGATGGCGCAGGACGACGATGATATTGGGTGGGCTGGCTATTTGGACGGCCAATTTGCGACCGAGATTGCACAAACCCTCGATAAAATTCGGCGCTCGGGCCAGGCGGTGACGCTGGCGTGGGATGTGTTTTCTTATCAAGTGGTCGTTTGCAGGTTTTCCTGTCAGATCAGGCACACGCCGATGCCGTACAGGATTTGCTGCACTGTCATTGCCGACAACACACTCGTCACTGGCACAACCGCGGTAAGCATGGCCTTGCAGGTTACGGCGGACCTGCAAGACGGCAACCCGGCGGCAGCGCTTGGTGCCGTTAGCCAAGGCATCGTGGGGCCCACCGTTACGAACGCCGGGGCCGCCGCCTCGGTGACGAATGCTACCACCGTGGGGAGTGCAGCCTATGCCGCCGCGGTGGGCGCCGTGAACACTGCGGCGTCGGCTCTACAAACGGCGTCCGGCACGGCAGATGCTACGCTGGCGCCATTGGGCGTATCGCTGCAGTCTTTGACACAGGCTGCAACCACGGGCCTCGACACGTTCGGGTTTTCCACCGATGTGAACAACGCGTTGGCAGCGTGCGGTGACGCGGCAAATCTCAGTGCCGCGCAAGGATATGTTATTAGAGCACAGCAAAATCTTGCGAGGGCAAGCGCGTGACCACCGAGGTGACGGTAACCGGGACTGACTGCTTCAGCCTTGCCGCGCAATACCTTGGTGATGCAACAGAGTTTTACCGGATCATGGTGCAGAACGGCCTGACCGATCCGGTCATTTCAGGGCCGCCGGTTGTATTGGTTATTCCTGATGTTGAGACCAGCTCGACGGACGGGATTCCAACGCTTTGACCCGCGAACGCGAGGCCGAGATCCGTGCCGCGGCCATGGTCTACTTTGCGCAGCGCATGATTCCGCCCGAGGAGACCATCGCCATGAGCCTCGATGAGATAGCCTTGCTCTATGCATATCTTGCGAGGCGGGAAATCGGCTGCCGAAGATGAGCCAAAGCATATTGAATTATCCCAGATTTCTGGTGACGGTAAATGGGAGCGTATTGGAGGGGGTGAGCAGCGTGAGGATCACGCAAGCGAATGCTTACCAAATTGCCAGTTTTTGTCTGACAAAGGGCTTCGTTCCGAATGATGGTTTTCCTGCTTCGTGGTGGGCCGCAACGGCAAATAAGACGATCCTCATAACGATTGAATTGTCGGTTGACGGAACGACATTTTTTCCGATGATCACCGGCAATGCGGATAGTCATATATATGACGCCATTGCAAACACGATCTACGTGGTGGGCCGTGATCTCGCTGCCAGCATGATCGACACCAGGATCGTTTCGACTTACAGGAACTTGACGGCAAGCGAGATTGCGGAGCAACTCAGCGCCGAGCATGGGTTGCAGGCCAACATCACGCCGACAAACAATATTGTCGGCCGCATCTACGATATTGATCATGATGAGACCAGTAGTGGTGACTTTTCGCAGGCGAGCAATGAATGGGATTTGCTTTGCCGGCTGGGTCAGGCGGAGGGAATTATTCCCTATGTTTTTGGATCGACACTTTATTTTAATCCTCCAAGCGCTAATCCGCCAATTTTTCCGGTGGAATTAACGCGCAACGTCAACGGTCTGCTGGTCTCGGGCGTGACGGGCCTAATACTTGAGCGGCATATGACTTATGCCCGCGATGTAATCGTAACGGTTAACTCATGGAGCAGCCGGAAGAAGACAACGATTACGGCGACGGTGCGGACCCGAACAAAGGACCAAAGCATTGATCCTGCACTGAAGCCCTCAATCTATTTATACGAGATCCCGAACTTGAGCGAGGCGCAGTGCCTGGCGAAGGCGCAGCAGCTTGCTTTGGACATCTCCGCGCATGAACGTTATGCAAGGGTGACCGTTCCGTCCCTGGCGTTGATGAACCCGCGAACACTTATTGCGGTGTCCGGAACCGGGACGGATTACGACATGACCTATTTTCCGTTGAGGATCACCTATGAGGTTTCGACCGAATGTGGTGCCACGACGGTCGTGGACGCGAAATTCTCATCGCCTCTAGAGACCTATGATGGTGATACGGGGCAGTTATTGGGGAGTGCGCAGTGAGCTTTACAGATGCGCAGCGCCGGGAAATCGCCGCCATCGCGTCGATTTCGGCGGCAAACCGATCCGGTATTGTCACCAGCTGGCAGGCGACGCCGCCGATGGCGAAGGTACAGATCATGCCATGGAACTCCGCCGATGGAACGCCACCTGAGACGGGATGGATCCCCGTGTTATCGAGCGCTGCGGGGTATCTGGGCAATGGCTGGCGGGTTTTGATGCCACCGATGATTGGCGCTCAAGCGTTTATTCAGCCGGAGGTCGGAGACGCGCAGAATTGGGTTGTTACCGGGTTCTACTTCTCCGATGTGGACCCGGCGCCGGCCGGTGCTGAGCCGGGAGAAATTATGATTCAAAACGAGACCGGCTCGCTGCTATATTTGCAGGCGGGAGGTGGCATTTCGGTCGTCACGCCGACGCTGAATATCTCGGCGCCGAATGGGGGAGACGCAACGGTGAACGTTACCGGGTCGCTTAACGTCACGGTTGAAACAACGACAAACGGCATTGCATTCACGCCGCACACCCATGCCTATGTTCCGGGTGGAAATCCGCCGACGCAAACCGGCGAGCCGCAAGGATAGGAGATGGGAGATATTTCGCATTTCTACGGTGCTGACATAGACCTCAGCGCCGGCGGGGATTTTTTGTATATTGCGGACGAGACGCAGCAGCATGTGATCAAGCGGTTGCTGACCGCGGCGGGCGCCGACATCTGGAATCTTACATATGGCGCCGGTCTCGGGCGGTTCGTGGGACAGCCCATAAATCTGTCGGCGATAACCAATGCGATCCTCTCGCAAATCTTTCAGGAGGCGAGTGTCGCGCAATTGCCTAATCCAACGGTGACAGCCACGCAGAGTGGAACGGTGATTACAGTTACGATCGCCTATACCGATGCCACGACTGGCCAAGGTCAGATTCTAACGTTGCCGTTGGGGGACTAATATGCAGCTTTCACTACAAACAAAGAGCCAGATTGTAGCGAATATGTCCGCAGCGATTCAAGGAGCGGCTGCGACAGGCGGATTTACGATTTCGATGACTCCGGGGTCCGCGATGCTGGCCTTTGTAAATGCTTGCGCCGGAACCTATTTGTGGCTGCAATGGTTGACGACTCAAGTGCTGAGCGCGGCCCGTTTGGCGACATGTTCAGGTAGTGATTGCGATTTGTTCTGTGCCGACTTCGGTTTTATTCGCATCGCTGGCACAGCCGCGTCAGGGCAGGTGACATTCGCCCGCTACAGTGCTGCCCAGCAGGCGGTGATACAAGTTGGCGCAACGATAAAGACGACCGATGGCACGCAGAGTTTCGTGCTGGTGGCGGACGCCGCGCAAACGGCGTATTCCGCAACCGCCTATGCCTACATCATCCCCGCCGGTGTCGCCAGCATTACGGCGACGGTGCAGAATACGGTGGTTGGGGTGGCCGGCAATATTATTGCAGGTGCGCTTGGGCTGGTGACCAGCAATATCCCATATGTCGATACGGTTACGAATGCCGCGGCTTTTACCAATGGGATGAACGCAGAGAGTGATACCGCATTCAAAGCGCGGTTTGGCCTGTTTCTTACATCGCTTGCCAAAGCCACGCCCGTCGCGCTGCAGTCCGCCGTACTCGGTGTAGCGCAAAGCCTGACATGCGCGGTGCTGTCAGGTGTACAAACAGTAGGAGGTGCATTTGCACCGGGCTATGGTGTGATTGCAGTAGATGATGGCAGCGGGGCGACGCCAAGCAGCACGCTAACGGCCGTTGCGACCGCGGCAACCGGGCCTTCGATGCTGGCGCTTGGCGCGGTCTGCACGGTTATGCAGGCACCGGTCATTACCGCCGATATTGCATTGACGATTACGTGCGGCACCATGGTGGAGAAGGCGGCGGCCTTGCCGTTGGTGACAGCAGCGATCACCGCTTATATTGCCGCACTTCCGGTCAGCACATCGAGCGTCCCGGCACCGCTACCTTACAGCGCTATTTTCAAAATCGCATATGATGCGTCGGCAAACGTGACCAATGTTACAAGCGCCACGCTCAATGGCGGGACGGCGGATATTGGCGGATCACCTGGAACGGTGGTGCGCGCCGGTACGGTGACGGTGAGCTGATGGCCAGCATCGTATCGCGTACCATAGCAGCGCTACCGAGCGGGCAGACCGTTGATTTTCAGGTTCTGAACAACAATGGCGTTCTGACAACAGCGATTCTGCCGGTTTACGACCAAGCGGATTTCACCGGGCGTCTGTTGCGGCTCTTGCCGGGTGGTTGGTTCCCGGCCGCGGCACCGCGTTTGTTCGCGGTGTTGCAGGCGCCGGCGCTTATGTTCTCACTGATCTACGGGATGACGGTGTTTGCAAAGGCGCAGCAACGGATTGCGTCGGCGAGCGGCGCATTTTTGGACCTGGCAGCGCAAGATTTTTTCGGCAGCGCGCTGCCGCGGCTGGAATATGAATCCGATGCGGCCTATGCGACGCGGATTCAATATAATCTGACGGCGCCCCGCGGTACCTATAACGGCATGATGTCGATGCTGGAGCAGCTCACCGGCAACACCCCTGCCATATTTCAGCCGAATAATGTGGCGCAGACAGGGGGGTGGGCGACGCAGAGTGATCCAGTCGCGGGTGGCGGGGTATTTGCCTTCTACGATGATGCGGGCGAGAGCGGTGCCGGGTTATGGGGTTCGATGGCGCTGCCCTGCCAAGTTTTTGTTACCGTTGAAGCGCCTTTGACAGGATATTATGTCTTCGCGAATCAAGGTGGCATATCGACAGCGTTAGCACCCGCAATCGGCGGCGGGTACGGATTCGCGACACAGAGCATGCCAGTTGCCGGCGGTGGATCACTCGCCTTTGTAGATCCGGAGTCGGTACCGGGTTCAATTACGGATGCCATTATCTATCAGCAAATCGCTGCATGGATGCCTGTGGGATACATCGCCTGGACCCAAATTACCTAACGGAGTTTTGCATGACCGATCGCGTAATAAGCTATGCCGGTGCTTTGCCGCGCGTGGAGGACTTCTTATCTGTCGGCAAATACGCAATGGTAGGCGTCGGTGCGGTTGCCGAGGCCATTCTCGGCCAAATCACCCAGGTCGCGGGGTTGACGGTAACAGCTGTTCCAAACACGGCGGTGCCTGGTTCGGCGTTCGCCGTAAATGTCGGACGTGGATTTATCTTCTCGTATCAGGAGACAGATCCGAGCGCTTACGGTGTGCTAGGAACAGATACCGGGACCAATGTTCTAAAGACGGGCATTCTCGCGGCCGGTGTGGATGTTGGACTTACGAATTCGGCTCCCGCATCTGCAGGCTATTCGACAAATTATCTGATATCCGCCGCATTCATTGAACAAGATATCAATGCAGCGGTATTGCCTTACTATAACGCCGCGATCCCGTCGCAGCCGTTCAGCGGGCCGGCGAATAATTCAGCCGCGCAAGTTACGACACGACAGGATACGGTTCAGCTTCAGGTATTAGCGGGAACGCCGGCGCTTACAGGTACCCAAGTGACGCCGGCAACACCTGCCGGCTATGTGCCATTATATGTGGTCACGATCAAAAATGGCGATACTCAAACCGTAAATGGACAGATCGCACTGGCGCCTGGCGCCCCATACATTAATTCTGTGGCCGGGCTGACTCAGATTATTCAACGTGGCTCAACAAACTATGCAGTAGCGGGCGGAAGCGCAAATCTGATTACTGTATCGCTATCGCCGGCCCTGACAGCTTATGAAGATGGGACATGGGTAACCTTCAAGGCCGCCGAGTCGAATTCGGGAGCTACGTTCATCAGTATAAATGGCCTATCTAATCTCGCCGTTTTACAGGGTGGCGCGACGCTTTCGGGTGGAGAAATTCTGGCGGATTGGTCCTATAGTGGGGTTATTCTGTCCGGTAGTTTTCACTTGGCAGAGTCTGGCGCCGGCTCGATCAATGTTGCGCACGGAACGGCGTCCACACATGCCGTAAATATGTCGCAATTTCCTGTGCGCCAGTTTTTTTCTGCCTCGCAGCCTGGCATCATCTCTGGCCCTGCGAATAATACAACATATACAATTGAGACTATAGAGCTAACATTTCCCGCCGCCAGCAAAAGCGGGGCGTTCCGCGCCAATGTGAGGATGGTAGGCGAAGGAACCGCGACCGCCGCAAACATGCGCCAAAACTTTCAAAATATATTGAGCGACGGAACGAATACTTATATCGGGAACGCCTCCTTGGTCACAGCGTTCGCCATCGGAGACACGTGGGGAACCGCCGATACCATTCTAACGTCTGGAACCTATTCACCCGGTTCCACCGTGACGTTTACACATCAAATTCATACTGGTGGCGGCGGCCCCGATTTCACCATTCAGAACTGTTTTATGGAAATCATTGTGGAGGAAGCCTAAGCAGTGGTGGCCGGATCTAAAGCCGAGCATGATGTGAAACGGCACGCCTCATGGTCGCCGCGCGGTGAATAAATTCATCGCCGAGCTCTTTAAAGGTCCGGATGGCGTGAAGGCGGATGAAATTTCCGTGCTTGCGGTCGGCATTGGAGTTTTGTTTGTCCTCACGCTGGAAATTTTTCTTGGACTGGAAATTTTTGACGTCGTCATTCGTAGCCACCCATTTGTGCCGCTCGAGTTCTCGAACGCGGCAGCGATACTCTTCGGGTCCGCCGGTACAGTTTTGGCGGCGATTACCGTTGCAATGGGTATAAAGGCGAAATTTGGAGGCTGAGATGCTCACAATCTTACTGCCATTTCTGAGGAAGCTCTGGCCGTATGTTGCTATTGCCGGTTTTTGCTTTACCGGCGGGTGCGCTGCCGGCTATCGATTTGAAATCGGTGCTGTTGACGCGGCTAAATTGGCGTTAGCAATACAACAAAAAAATGATGTCGAGGCCGTTGCCGTTGAAAACGCTGCAGCTGCGTCCGAAATCATTGCGAGAGATGCCAAGGCGAACACTGCCGCAGCCGGGTTTGCGGCAGCGAATGCGCAGGCCGGACAATGGCAAACAGTACTCACCGGTCAGATTGCCGCGCAGACCGCACTGCCGGGCAAAGACGCGCCGGATGCGCCAGTGCTATCCGCCGCGCTTGACGAGATCATGAAAGGGCAGCGATGAAAAAGCAGAAAAGGCGAGCCCAAAGCTGGGCTCGAAACGCCAGCCTCGGCGTCATCGGAATGCTTTGTTTGGCAGCATGTGCGGGCGCGCCTACAGCAACGGTGCTGACCAGAACTCAGATTGAGCGTGTAATAATACCAGCTTCACTGTTGACGGTTGCAACGGAGCCAGCGGTACCAACGAGCAGGATGCAAAGTGCCGCCGCGGATTACATCGTGCATCTCAAGATCAACGATGACGAATGCCATCTGGATGTCGGCGCGATAGCTGCAACCCAGCAATAAAAGTGGTTTGCAAGCAGTAATTTGAAGTATGGCGTAGCGCAGGATGAAGCTGCATGATTGAAGATACTGACGCTCAAATAGAGCAAGCAGAACAGATTGCGCTCTCAATTGCCAAGCCATTTGAAGGATTTGAGGCTAACCCGTATCCCGATCCTGGTACAGGCGGGGCGCCATGGGCGTTTGGATTTGGGTCAACGCGAGACGCTGAAGAGAGGCCGGTGACGCCAAGCACCACACCAATAACTTACAACGAAGCCTGCGATCTGGCGATGCGGGATATGTACCGGGCCTTTCATGCAATCGCCAGCGACATCACGATGCCTCTGACGGTGCATGAAATCGCGGCGATAATGGATTTTATTTATAACGTCGGAGCCGGGAATTTCAAATCATCGACATTATTGCGAATGATAAATGATGGGCGTTATGAGCTTGCTATGAACGAATTCGAGCGTTGGGACGAGGCGGGAGGAAAGGTGATGGCAGGGCTTCTACGTCGCCGGATCGCAGAAGCGCAAATTTTCAACACCGAAGATTTGTAG